GTCACCTTGTGTTTGGAAGGCGGCTGGATCAATGTCTGTGCTGTTGTCTAATCCTGTGATTATCGGAACATGATTAAGGTCATGTGCCAGGAGATAAACTGGATCTCCGTCCTGTAGAAAAACCTGGTCACGTTCGCAATCAAATTCCCAGATCCAATGTGTGGCCTTGCCTGAGGCAGGGCCAGGTAGTCTACCTGTGTGTTTCACAGGATCTCTTTGCCATTCCACATTTGATCGCATGCCGATGGCCTGTACTAGGCTGTTGAAGTTGGCCTGTTGAGCCAGTATATATTGATCTGTTTCGGATCTCGTGGGATTGGTTCGAGTTATATCTACAAGTGTGACGATTTGATAGCGTGCCATAATATGTGTATTTAACTCGTAGAATTTCAGTCAACAAAAAAGCGCCTTTCGGCGCTTTCCTGCTTCCCATCCCTAGGAATTAACGAACGTATGAAGCTTGTGTAAAGATTGCTTCGATTGTTGTAGCTGCACCAGTAACACCATGTGCGTCAGAAGCGTCAGCTGTGTATGTGCCTGTACCTTGTGCTCTTAGGAACACAACGTCAGTTGTTCCGCTGACAAACTCTGTACCATCTGCTGTACCAACTGCTGCTACGGTGAAAGCATCTGCACCCGAGCCACCTGTGCTAGAAATTGCAGAGATAATGGTGTTTAGTTCTGTATTAGTGATATTGGTTTTTGCAACTTTAATGATAAGCTCGCGACCTACGTCAGCTTGGTTGATTACGTGCTTTAGTGAGTTTGCACCAAATGTTACATATGTTACGCCATCGTTTGCTACGATTTCATTTCTTGTTCTTACGTCTGCCATGATAAATTCTCCTTGATCAATGACCTCGCTCAGAGGCCGGCAATATTAGAAATCACCTGATTTCTATGCAAGTATTTATATTGGATTGGAAAAATCAGCTGAATTAGCAGTTAATCTGAGCGGAATGGAGTCCAGCGATCACGCGGAACCAACTTGCTTCCGCCGGCTACATAGCCTTCACCACCGGGCTTGCCGCCTGTGTGTGCAGATATATCACCCTTGGCAGCATCTAGTTCTGCGATGACTTCATTTTTAGCTGCCATGATTTCTCGTACCAACTCAAACAGAGTGTCGATGACTCCTGGGTGGGCTTGATTGTGTGCTGCAATCTTCTGTGCTTTAGCAGGTGTCTTTTGTAGAAACTGCATGAAAGCTTCTGAGCTGAGATTATCCAACTGCTTGGCCTTGCTTTGAGTGTTCACAAATGTATACAGCTCGCTCTGTAGATAGCCCATGCCTGCCACCGGTGCTAGAAACTTGTTGATGGCCTGTTGATTTTTAGCCAGAGATTCTATGCGTCCTAGGTTGTCTGCGTTGACTGCTGGTTGATGGCTGACATAAGTCAAACCAAAAACTACTAGGGCCGGATTGGCATTTAATATTTCTATGTTGTCTATGTCTTCACCGGTCTTGTCGCCGAAGTAATCTAGATGTTTGTGTGCTGCCACAGCAATTTTAGATTTACCCAACCGAACACCTATGCTGCTGACTGCATTAACTTCATAGGTGGTTTGGTTAGGAGTAAATGTTATCTTGCCATTGCCACTTTCATAGGGCTTACCTGGGTGAAACAACATATCACCGTAGACGTATCCGCGGAAGTCTTTGGGAGTGCCTGCTTCGAACACAGGCCACAGTGCTGCCATGTCTGAAGCAAACTTTTCACGCCAGTCTTCACCTTTGCCACGGCTCATGATAAACGATTTTAATTCTTCAGGACTAGATGATTTGCCTTCTTCACGTCCCCAGTTGTTCTTGCCCACCATGCGGAAAGTGCCATCATCATCACGTCCCCAGTATATGGTAGGGTTGCCGTCCCACTTGATAGATATCTTGCTTTCTGGTTTGGCTAGATCTTTGAGTATCTGGATGGCACGTTGAGCACCGTTGGTTTCTGTGAACACAAGATCTTCAAGGTGGTTGAACTCTCTGCCAACTTTCTTAGCAGGAGGAGCTTCATCTTCTAATAGTAGTTCCCAGAATCTCATTTTACTATTTCTATGAGCTGACGCATCCAACCTATACTTCCTGGTTGGTAGCTTTCTATTTGATTGGCCTTAGGCAATTCAATTCCTTGTTTGCCTAGGGTTTCACGGGCACCTGCGACTAATTCTTCATAATTAGGCAGCTTTTTAATATATGTAAGAATGGCATCTACTGAACGAATGTCTTTGACTGTAGCAGTCTGACCTAACAGTTCTTTGGCAATCTGATTCCAGTCATTGCCGTTGGGCAGCAGTTCATCTGTTTGTGGATTTAACAACCCGTGCTTGGGACTGTACTTCATGTTCTTGGCTCTGGCTATAGAACTCAGTATGATGTGACGGTGTTCACCACGATACTCTCCTCCGCCGCTGATCATGCTTCCCTGTTGGAACTTGGGATTGGCACTAAACATAAAGTCTGCTTGTACAAATCCATTGGCGCTGTCACCGTTGATGGGCACCTTCCAATGCACATTGTCGCCGCTTAATTTGATATTCTCTTTGCCAAACTGTGATATCAACTTGTCGGCAAAGGTTCTTTTGTCTACTTCATTGGCATCCACGCTGAGGTCTAGGTCGCCCGAACTATTGCGCTCAAACGTGCCGTCCGGATCTTCTTTACGTCCAGTGGTGCCTAACCATTTCACTGGTTTTTTATCGTCTAGATCTTTCTCTTTGGTAAAGTCTAGGCCAGTGATCTTTTCAATGTAGTCCACTGTGCTTTCTACATCTGCTGTGGCGATGCGCTGTGTCAAGGGCTGCTTGTCTGCACCTTTGAATACATTTCCACCTTCTAGTAGTTTACTCTGATTCATTTAACGGTCTCTTGGTTCTTTTAGATTCGGCGATCTTGCGTATGCCGCGAGTGAATTTAGCAGGATCCTGTCCACGTATGGCATTTAACAATCTACGCTCTAGCTCATCTGCTTGTTCTGCTGTGTAGTGTTTTTTCAACGTTTCCAGCAGATTAATAGCTGAATTAATGATGTTAGTGGCACGACTCTCAAACAGTTCATCCTTGTTACGGATTTCTGCCAGTTCATTTAATTCCTGCAGGATTGATCTTGTTTTTAGTTTCATATGCCTTTCCCAGTGTAGTATTTACCCTCTGCGTATCATTTGATATTATACACTGTTTGTTCTATTTAATCAAGTTGTAACACTTCTCATGGTAAATACTGAGTAGGAACACTGAGTTCTACACACACTTACAGAGGAAATAAATGAAATATCTATCAGAAAAGATGCAGTCTATCCTAGAACGTTTGAGCGAAATGTTCCCAGGTAGCAGCTATCAATCAAGTCTAGATGCTTATCTAGCAGACAAAGGCATTACCGATGCCGCACAGTTGGAAAACTATATCCGACAATTCAACTCCCAAAAGGAACATTATCTATGAAAAACTTTTTAAACACCATGTACAACATTTGCCTATCGATTGGACAAACCAGAGCGGCATGTGCATTGGCTCGCATGGGCCGATACGAAGAAGCCAAAGCCTTAATGACCAAGTAACTTGTTGCGCCGCAAGGCATATATACATACACACAGAAGGGGTCTTATAGATGACTACAACATTTTCACACGTTAAAGGTTCTCAGCTTGAATTTACAGGCGGCGGACTACGTGATTTTTTCTTATACAAAGACCTAGGAGTAGCAGAGGCTACTAATGGTCGTGTCCTAGCACACATTACCAAAGCTAACTTACCACCAGAAAACTCGGGCGGTACAGGCTGGCATATCCACGTAGCTGAGTTTCAAATCGTTTATATGTTAAAGGGTTGGGCCAAGTTCATGTACGAAGACAAAATCCATTTAGTTGAAGCAGGGGACTGCGTACAGCAACGTCCAGGCATCGTACACTACCTGTACGACTACAGCCCAGACATGGAGTATTTGGAAATCATTACTCCGGCAGACTACGGCACAGAGCCTGCAGAAGGACCTTGCGAAATACCAGCACCTGCAACTTGGGAGTAAACTATGACATTGGTTTACATTCATGGCGCCAGCGCAACCAGCGAAAGTTTTAATTATATCCGAAGCAAACTAGGTACCGGCATAGACATCAATTACGACAGCCGCAATGGATTCGAAAACAATCTCGAAGACATGAAAGCACAGTTAAAAGGTGTCAAGAACATAGCCTTTGTGGCGCACAGTCTTGGTGGAATCTACAGTCTACACATTGCCAATGCTATACCTGAAAATGTCAAAGGAGCAGTAACTCTAAGCACACCGTATGGTGGTGCTGAAGTAGCAGAGTTTGCGCAATTCTTTCTGCCATTTTCAAGACTGATGCGCGATATTGGTCCCAGCAGTTGGGCTATGAAACAGGCTAAACAGATCAAGATACAGCACCCCTGGACCAATGTAGTTACATTACGTGGCCAAAGTCCATTTATTCCAACAGCTAATGACGGAGTAGTAAGCATAGAAAGTCAAAAGCATCATGATGATATGGAGTTAGTCGAAGTGGAGTACAATCATTACGAAGTGGTACTCAGCGATCAAGTGATTGACATAATTAAAGAACGAGTAAAAAAGTTCAAGAAATAGCTTGTTTTTTTAAATTAAGGCTATATAATAAACTAACAGCGAAACAGAAGTAGCTGCTAGACACAGACATTACACACAGGAGAATTAAAATGTCAGAAATTTTCACAGCACCAAAACTACCAGAAGTTAAATTCAACAAGAACGGTTACGAAATCCGTACAGACATCCTTGGTATGGCTAAGAGCCTTGTACAAGACGATTACCAATCTAAGTTTGCAGGTTGGGAAATGACAGCTACTCGTGATGAGAAGACTGGTCAGATCGTTACTAAAGTAGGTATGCCTGAATTCCCAGGTTTAGATAAAGTACTAGAAACCGCCGAAAAGATGTATTCATTTGTTAACAGCGGCGTAAAGAAATAATATTACGCTCATAGAGCAAAAATATATAGTGGTAAAAGAAAAGCACCTTCGGGTGCTTTTTCTTTATCTAACTGTTGCTAACCTAAAGAACCGCAAGATGCAGATGTACATCCAACCTAGATCAAACTCATACCACTTTTGACTGAACTTGGCATTGGCTCCATCAGCGTGATGATTGTTGTGTAGTTCTTCTCCACCTATCCATACTGCCCACGGAATGATGTTACGGCTGGTGTCTTTGGTATCGGTGTTGCGATATCCCCACCAGTGGCTAACCCCATTGACCACCCCAGCTGCCCAGAACGGGATCCAGATCATTTGAATACCCCACACTACAAGTCCCCACGGTCCAAAGAGCAAGCAGTCTATGACCAGCATTAAAAGAATACCTGAGCGACTGTGTGCGGAGTAAAGGTTCCGTTCAATCCAATCATTAGGGCAGTCCTTGCTCAGTGAGTCAACCATAGCAGTGTCTTTGCTGGCAGAGTGATAAAGAAATGCTCCGCCGAATAGCACACGCCATATGCCGTAGATCTGAGGACTGTGCGGATCGCCCTCTTGGTCCGAACGTTGATGATGTCGGCGATGTATGGCTACCCACTGGCGAG